GTCCTGCTTCATCAAGTAGATGTGGCGCGGGTCCCACCAGTAGGCGAACTTGTTCCGCCCGAGATCGTCCAAGGTCGGGTCGTACTCGATAGTCGTGTTCATGAACTTGAGCGACCCCATCGAGCCGTCCTGCGTTCCGGTGAACCCGGTCATCGTGTAGTTGCCGTTGGCGCGGAACTCGGTTTCCATCGCCGAGATGAAGTCCGATCCAGCGAGACACTTCGTCGGCCGACCGCCGAAGCGGATCAGCTGGCGATACTCTTGCTGAAGGAACTGGATCAGCGCGCCGCCGTTGGCGACGTTGGAAGTCACGGCACCACGTCCACCGGCCGTGCCATAAGCGGGCGTTGCACTGCGGTTGCGCCACCAGGTGTTGGCCACACGATCGAGGCCACCGGTCGTGCCCGTGTTGGGCACGTCGATGATGATCGAGCGGATGCCGGCGAGCGCTTTAGCATCGGACGTGCCGTCGCCCCACAGCAAGCCGTTCATCGAACGGGCGTACTGCTCGCCAAAGTCCTCCAGCTTGTCCTGGAGCAGGTTGACCAGGACGGTGACATCGCGATCTGAGTGGTTCGACAGCGAGCTGCCGTCACCCGCGTCGTCAGTGACCGAGATGCCGTCGATCTTTAACTCGGTGTGGGTGAGCGTCAGACCGATATGGTGTTCGCGCCACGGGTAGTTCACCCGCTTGATGTTGGCGGGCGTGTAGAAGTTCACCGTGTCGTTGTGGGTGTAGCCGACAACGTGATCGTTGGTGCCGCCCGCACCGTAGTCGCCCTTCACGGCAAGGCTGATATTGCCCTTGCCGCCGGGGAAGGACTTCGAGCTGCCTTCAGCGAAGCGCAGCAGCGGCTTCGCCTGGATCGACTGCTTAAAGGTGTCTCCCTTGTTCATGTAGAAGTCGAGGGATGCGTTCGCGATGTTCGCGAGTTCGCCGGCCGTAAACGCCATGTAACTGGCCCTTCAGACTAGAAGGACGCGCGCTGGCTCTTTTGGAGTGCCATCAACACCGCTTCCTTGAGCGTGTTTGGTTGCTGGCCGTTCAGCGCCGCCCCACCGGTTGCCACATGGACACTGGACGGGCTTGGACGCGTGGGGCGCGGCGCGGGGCGCAGCGCTACAAGCGTTCGATTGGCCTCGTCATAAGCCGCTTGCACCAGCGCCTCGGCTTGTTCCGGGGTCGCGGGCGTGCCGCGTTCCTGAAGCAAAGCCTGGCTGAAGCGTCTGACAGTGTCCGCCTTGTGGGCGTAGTCGGGGTCGCGTGAGCGGATGCGGGTTTCCCAGTTGGTGACCCGAGAACGTATCTCGTTGAGATTGCTGTTCTGGGTCTGAACCTCGTTCTGGCGCGTCGTGTCGCGCAAGCTGGCTTCAGCCTGTGCGAGACGGTGACGCGTGCGCGTGAGTTCTCGCGCGGCGTCTTCGCTGACCAGTCCATCGTCGACCTGACGCTGAATGTCCGGCGCAATGCGCAGGCCCAAGGCTTCCTGCGCGGCCATGACGTAGGGCGTCACGCCGTCGAGAAAGCCTTTGTAGTCCTGCTTGCGGAGCGCCGCGCCGATGAAGAGCAGTTGGTTGACATCATCGGGCGCGAGCTGAGCTTGCTGAAGCGTGCTCTGGAACTGCCGGTGCTGATCGAGTTCAGGTTTGACAGCTTCAAGAGCGAGGCGCGCTTCATTGCGCTGCGTCATCAGACGCTCGAACCGCTTGCGGGTCTCTGGCCGCAGCTGCTTGAGCTGTGCCTCGGTCGGATCGGGCGCGTTGGGGTCGTCAGGTTGAGGTTCGGGAGGGGGTGCATCCGCACGCGGTGGTTCCGGCGTGCCCGGAGCCGCTTCCTGGTCCTTCCCGATCGGTGCCTCAGCGGCGTCCTCGGACGCGGGCTTCGACTTGTCGATCGCCGACTGGACTACTGCGAGTAGGCCATCTCGGTCGGACTGGCGGCTGTCGCCTGATGGGGGCGAAGGGGGTGCATCTGTGCCGGGTGACGGGGCCGGCGGCGTACTGTCAGCCGGCGCGCTCGCTGGTGCAGGCGCGCTCGGTGCTTCGACGGCGCTGGACGAGGGCGCGTCTGAACTCGGTAGGCTGTCCGTGCTTGATGTCGTCTCCGACATTACCGCTTCCGGTTGTTAACCAGAAAGCGGTTATCGCCCTTTTGTTGTGTCCTGTCTAGGAGTTACCCAACACTCAGAACTGGAGCATCCCGGCGCCGAGATTGACCTTGCCATTGTCGGCGGTGATCTTCGGCCGGGGCATCCAGAGCGGGGTCAGCACCACTGGATCGGCTGGTGGCGCCGGTTGGTAGTTCACCCAGGCCAGCGCGCAAGCCTGTGCATAGAGCGCCGCCGCCTGGTGACACGCCACCGCCAGCTCGGGCCGGTTGAGGTCGACCCAGTGATTGGCGGCGTCCAACAAGAGTTGGCAGAGATCGCCCAGCGCGATCGCGTCCGGCCCGGGCGGTCTCGGCTGCACTTCGCTCATGGCGGTGGCTCCACCAGATAGTTGCCGGGTTCACGATCGGCCATGTATTTGCGCAGGTTATCCAGGCCGAAGGTGGACAAGTTCGTAGTCCCTGGCGTGAAGGTCCACGCGCCGTCGGGCATCTGCACCCATGTCCCCGCCTGGTTGCCATCTCCCGCGTACATGGAGCCGGTGCTGAAGGTGGGATGGTTCGGCTTCTTGAAGGTATCAGGCATGTGCCCCGCGCCAGCGGGTCCGCCGCCTTGCTGCGCCCATGCACCCTGCAAATCGTAGTCCTGCATGTCGGCCTGACGCCCCGCCATCTGCTGCTGGAACAACGCCTGCCCGACCGGCGTCAGCTGGGTGTTGTACTGGCTGCTCATGTCGGGGGGCGCAAAGAGATCGGCGAGGGGCATTTAGGGGTTCACTTCCAACACCACCACGCCAGGCGGCAGGTCAACGGTGATCTCGCGCACGGCGGCGGCATGGTCGATCGCGCCCTTGCCAGTCAGCGGGTCGAACACAGAGACGGACCCTTTTGCGGTGTCGAACCGAACATTGACCTGCACCGCGACGCCCTGGTTCACGTCCTCAGCGGCGTGCCAGATCGGGATGAGAAAGCGACCGTTCGACGCTTGGTAGACATCGAAGTCCATCGCCGCAGCCAGGCCGTCAACAGTAATGTCGAGCTTGCCGGGGGCGAAGGTCCGCAAATCGCTGCCATGGTCGGCGCAGATCATGAACAGGTTGTTCAAGGCGGTGGCGGTGGGTCGGGGGTTGTTCTGATCCTTCGGGAACAGGCCGCACTGATAAGTGCTGCCGTAGTCGAACAAGGCGTACCAGATGACGAGCATGGTGCCGTTCTTGCCGGCGCGGAGCAGCGTGGTCAGCGTGAAGAAGGGGTCGCGCGAGTTGACCGTGAACGGCTCGATCTTGGGAGGCGATCTCTGCCCCGCCAGTCGCCCCGCGAGGAAGGCGATGTTGGCTTTCACCGCGTAAGTGCCGGACGCATACAGCGTCGGATGAAACTCAGTCAGGGCGATCGGGTGCTGCGCGTAGGCACCCCACAATCCGCCGATATACTCATTCACGCTGTAGCCGGTGTTGGGCACATCCGGCGCTTTCGGGGGGTAGTAGTGCCCGTTTCCCCACTCCATTGCCGCGTTAAGCGCCGGCAGAGTGTCGCCGCAGTACCCGGTTACCCAGCCTTCTGGATGTGGCGTTCCCGCAACGACTGACGGTCCCATGACAGTGCAGTTGGCGGGCTTGCTGTTCCAGACCGCTTGCTGGATCGCGAGCTGCGTCGCCGGCGGCACGTTGCCCGATCCGAAATCGGTGTTACCCTCATTGAGACCTTCAACGTAACGAACATTGCACTCAGGATCATTGGCCAGTGCGATCATGCTAGGCACATCGTCGGTTGAAGCGTTGGCGCCAGGACAGAGAGTGACGCGGGTGCCAGGGATCGCGGCAGTGACCTGCGTCAGCCAGGGGCGTTGCGACGCCTCGCGACCCTTGTAGTGATACTCGCGGATGCCGATTGCGAAGCCGCTGTCTCCCAAGATGTATTTGAGCGCAGCGATGACGGACGCCGGCCGATAGTCGGCGGGCCAGCTCCCCCACGCATTGTGTTCGTCCATCGAACTGAACGTGTTCACCCAAAACTTCTCGACCAGGTTGGCGACGCGCTTGGCTTGCACGCCATCGGTGATCGGCTCGGGCGGGATGATGGGCTCGGGCGGATCAATCGTCTCGGGCGGAGCGACGCTGCCCGCTTCGAGCGCGGACACGCGGGCCTCCAGAGCGGTGAACTCGTCAGCAGTTGGAACGGTCGTTGTCACCAGATGCGCCCTCCCCCGAACAAGATCACCAGAACGATGATCAGCAGAATGAGCCCGATGCCGCCGCCGCCGATCGGGCCGTAGTAGCCGCTCCGGTAGCCGTAAAATCCACCGAAGCCACCGAACAGCACCAGCAGGATGACGACGAGCAGCAAGAGGTTCATGTCACCCTCGAATGACGAAGCCGAACACGCGCCAGCCCAGCAGGAAGAACAAGAGGAAACCCATCAACCAGCCGCCCCGGTTCCAGTAGGGCTGACCCTGGGGTGTGAAGTTCCCGAAGGCCCAGAAGATGATCCACAGGAGCATCAAGAGCCAGAAGATAAACCCGATATCCATTGCGGCCTTCTCCTATGGCGTTGGCATCCCTGGGTTAGACATCGCTCCGCGCGGCATCCCACCGCCCAGTCCGGGACGGTTGCCGTTACGACCGTAAACTTGGAGCGGCGGTGCGTGATTACCCAGCCCCGGTGGACCGCCCTGTACAGGCGCGTTAGCCGGCCCCTGGGGTCCTTGGGCGTTCGGGTCCTGCCCCGGTGGTCCCTGGCGCGGTTGGCCCTTACCCGCGCCACTCGGAGGACCGTCCTCCTGTCCTGGCGCCGGCTGCGGGCGGCCCATCAGCTGGTTCATCGCCTCCATGCTGGGCAAGCCTTCGGCGAAGGCTTCCGTCATGTCGATGTCGTCGCCCATGCGGCGGATCAGTTCCTTGGCCAGCCACTCGGGCGAGATGCCCGGGACGCGCTGCAAGAGCGGGACGAGCTGAACCAGCATCTGCACGTCCTCCTGCCGGTTCGGCGGGCCGTTCGCGCCGACATCCACTTCGAGGTACATGTTGTCGGCGATGGTCTGGCGATCGAGCTGCGGCCAGACGGCGCCAGGCCCGACGATCTTCTGCACGATCTCGGGGGACACGTTGAGCAAGAGGATTTCGCTGGAAGACCGCGCCACTTGGGTCATCATGTCGTTAAGATCGTCGATGACTGACGTGGTGTCGGTGTTCTGCGAGAACTGCGCGACCGAGACTTCAGTCGCGGTGGCGTTGGAGGTTGTCCCTTGGTCCGCCTGATCGCTGCCCAGGACACGCAATACGTCTTCAAAGACCGGCGACGTGTCATACACCGCCGGGTCAATCGGCGGCATCTTGATCACCTGGAGCACGTCCTCGATCTTCTGCCCTGGCGCCAACGCATTCAGTTCCAGAAGAGCGTTCGCCGGATGCGTGCGCAGCTTTTCCAGATCAGGCTCTTCCAGCATTCCTGCTGCCACCGCCGTCTTTGGCCGGTTGGCCCGACGATGCTCTCGCAGACCCTGCCGGGAGCGGTTCAGCTCCAGCTGCATGTCTCGCACCAGGTCGATATCGGACTGTGGATAGAGCCGCTTTTCGTCGTAACCTTCGTTCATCACGAAGGCAAACCAGGGATAGAACCGCTCGATCTCGGCGTCCGGCGGACCCGGCTCTCGCAGGAAGTCAGGATAACCGTCGCACACCGTGTAAACCGTGCCATCTTTACGATGATAGATTTCCCACACACACGCGCGCATCGGCTGACCGGGGTTGTCGCCCCCGCCCGCCGTGTAGTGATCCAACGACGCTGACGGCTGGTAGCCGTTCGGCTGGCCAAAATCGTCATAGGCGGTGAAGCTGGTGCCTATGTCGATCATGTAGATTTCCTCGATCTCGTCCTCCGTCAGCAGGTACTCCTGCGCCACCCAGTCGGCGCCGACGAAGCCCCTGAGAGACCGGCACTTCGGATCGGGGATGATCGCGGTGCTGTCGGGGTAGTCGAAGAGAAGCCCTTCCCGGACGATGATCTGACCCTCTTGCATGAGGGTCTGCATGGCGATCTTCAGGCTCTCGGCGTCCGCGCCGTCGTCCTCGATCTCGCCGTCGCCGATCTCGGCAGCCAGACGCTCCAGATTGGCCAGACGCTCGCTCATGTCCGAGATGCGCCGCTCGATCTCGGGGGACATCCGCATCGCGCGCTGGAAGCCCACCTTGACAAAGCCGACCGAGGTGACGATGGCGCGGCGCACCGTCATCTTCATGCACTCTTTGAACTCGAAGGGCTGGTCGTGGACGTTGTACTCGAACAGGATTTCCAGCGTCTTCGCCATCTTGTCCAGCATCCGGTCGTACTGCGCCGTCATCTGGGCGTCTTGCATGACCATGGCGGACTGCGGGTCAGGCGGCAGCCCGGCTTGCATCGCCATGAGGGACGCCTGTTGCGCCTGCATCAGCATCTGCTGCGTGCCGTCCCAGGTCTGCGACATCAGCTTCGGCTTGCGCTTCGCCACCATCTTCGGGTTGTTCGGGTAGAGTTCCGCCGTACGCTGAAGGATGTGGCGGATGCAGATGTTGGCGATGTAGCGCTCATCCCGCTTGCGCGCGTCGGTCGGCATGTCCGGCCACTGCCGGCCTTCGGCGAACTCCATGTTGTCGCGCATCCGGGTGAACACCGGCGCCCAGTGCTTGCGCGCGCGGGTGACCCGATCGGTCCACCGCTTGACCAGCTTGCGGCGTGGCTCGGGCGGATCAGGCGGTTCGCGGGAGACATGGTCCTGCTGGTCAGCGGCGGGGGTTGCTGCCTGCGGTCCCATGTCCCCCGCTCCCATCCCCGGACTAGGGGAGGTCACCTGTCCGGGGTAGGCGCCCATCACGTCGCTCACTACCAGCCTCCCGTGGCGAAGCCTTGCTTCACCGACCGCTCGGCCTGTTCACGCTGGAGCTTCAGCCAGCCAAACGTGCCTTCCGTTCGCTCAGGATCGCGCTGCTTCGCCGTGCCCGCGCCCACCTGGAGCGTCAGCCCAAGGCCCACATAGGCCAGCGCGTCGACGAAATCGTCGTGCTGGTCGTAAGGGAACTTCAACATCTGGTCCCGCGCACCGGGCCACCAGGGTGCTCGCTCTGGGAAGCGCAGCTTACCCATGCTCATGCGCCCTTGAATGGACTGCGCGCGGGTCTGCTTGTCGGCAATCGGCTGCATCTCGATCAGCGAGCAGAAGGTCTGCGTCTCCAGCATCCGCTTGCGCAGGAAGGGACCGATCGACTTTGAGATGTGCGAGCGCTCGGCCCACCAGAAGAGCGGCCGGTGCGCCTTCATCATGCGCAACATGGCTTCGACGCACTGTTCGGCGTTCATGCTGCGCCAGACGCAGTCCGGCAGCACCCAGATGTTCTCTTCGTCGTCCAGGCCCACCATGAGAAGGCAGGTCTTGTCGGCGTACTGCGCGAGCGACACCGCGTGATCCGAGGCGGCGTAGTAGCGCAGGTTCACCGGCAGATCGTTGGGACGGTACGTGTTCAGCCACTTGATGCTGAAGAAGGTGCCGCCGGCGGGAGAAGGCTTGCCCTGGTAGAGTGCGCTGAAGCCACGCGCGTCACGGCGTTGCAGGCCCAAAAGGAAGTTCCTGCCGAACCGGCCGGGCCAGAGCGCTTCGCCCTCCTTGCGACCCATCGGGTCCTTGCCATCATGGAAGGCCAGCGCGGGCAGGTCGATCACCTTCCACTCGGCAGCCTCTTCAGCGTCATAGAAAGAGTTCTGCGGATCGGTCAGCCGCCCCACCAGGTCGTCCTGGTGCCACCGCGTCTGGATCAGCAGTATGCGACCGTTCTCGTCCATAAGACGGGTGGCGATGACCTGGGTGAACCAGCTCCAGAGCGTGTCGCGGATGGTCGGACTGTCCGCCTCCTGCCGATCTTTTAAGGGATCGTCGATGATCACGCAGTCAGCGCCACGTCCGGTGGTCGTGCCGCCCCGGCCGACGAAGGCCATGACACCGCCCTGTGGGGTTTCCAGGCGATCGCTGGCCTGACTGTCGTCCTTGAGGACGGTCCCCGGAAAGACCTGTTGGTAGGCGGGGGACAGCATGATGTCGCGCACCGCGCGGCCGATGTCTTGGCTGAACTTCTCGTTGTAGGTGCCGAAGATCGTCGACAGCTGCGGGTTCCGCCCCATGAACCAGGCCGGGAACATCTTCGAGGCGAGCTGCGTCTTCCCGTGGCGCGGAGGAAGGCTGATGATCAGGCGCTTGTATCGGCCCGCCTCCAGCTCTTCCAGCGCGGCAGCGATGACTTGGTGAAAGCGTTGGACCTCGTAGCGGGTGTAATCCGGATCATCAGGCTCGCCAGGGGTCGGCATCATCAGCTTGGTGAAGGCGAGCATTTCGTCATGCGCCGCCATCACGCCGATTAGCCTTTTCAACACTAGCTCATACCGCGCTTGATCTGGTGTCACAGCGACACCGCGCGGTCGAACGCTTCCTGGATAGACAACTTGTTCCGCCACACCCAGTTCTGCACCCTGGGATACGGAACCCCCGCTTCTTTCAGTGCATCACGCAGAAAGAGCGTCCGTCCTTGATAAACCACCGTGCGCGGAACATCTCGCCGGTTGCGCCGCTGCTCCACCTGCGAAGCCCATCGACAGTTCTCTGGCGAATAGTCCCCGTCGTTATCAACGCGATCAAGCGTCATTCCTGCCGGCGGCTCGCCCATGTCAGCAAGAAAGACAGTAAAATCCTGCCACCGGGCGCACACACGAACACCGCGCCCTCCGTAGTAAGGATAGGCTGGGTTGTTCGCGTTATAGCAGCGCGTTCGCATATTCACCCAGATACTCCGTATCTGAGAACGCTTCCCGCACTCGTGCCCGTGCTTGCGCGGACGGTTACGCCAGTTCAGCTCGTAGCGGGCCTGATCCGGGGTCACGTCAGTCGTGCCGGCGGCTTTTCCGCGAGACGCCCGTGACGGTCACTCCGTTCGACGGCGGGGCCGTCGCCGCGCCCGCTGCGTTGCTCGCGGTCACCGTGCAGGTCGCGACGCGGTCCACGTCGGCGGGAGTGACGGTGTAGGTGCTGCTGTCCGCGCCGACTGTCGCGCCGTCGACCTTCCACTCGTAGCTGTAGGTGGTGGGTTCATTGTTCCAGTTACCCATCGTGCAGTTCAGGGTTTCCCCTTCCTGACTGACATGGGGGACATCGACGTTCTCTGGGGGACCAGCCGGCGGCGGCGTTGGATGGCTGCCGCCGCCCTGGTCGTGCGTGGGGACC